CAAATACCGTTTAGACTCGGTACAACATCAACAACAGATGATTAAAGGTTAAAAAAATGGCTGAAAACGTATTCAAACCTAGAGGAACATTGAACGCATATAAACCTGACTCAGGTGGAGCATTTATCAGGTCTTCTCCTGTGTTTGGTATAGTAAAAGATAATATTGACCCTGTCAGGGCAGGTAGGCTTAAAGTTTACATATCCGGTTTAAACAGTTTAGATCCAGAGAATTCTTCTGGTTGGGTAACTGTGAGATATATGACTAACTTTTTTGGAAGTGTTAGACCAACTTCAAGTAGTGAGGGTTCTGGAGATTTTAAACACAATCCATCGTCATATGGTGAGTGGCACGCCCCTCCCGATATAGGAACTACTGTAATTTGTGTTTTTGTTAACGGGGATGTAAACTATGGTTTTTACATAGGGTGCGTACCGGACCCAGAAACTTTACATATGGTTCCTGCTATTGGTGCAACTTTTACCGATCAACAAGAAAATGTATCATTCAATAATGATAGCGAGGGTTCTACTTACGGAGGGGCGCCCAGACTACCTACTACAAATATGAATACAAATAACCAAGCTGAATCTAACAAGCCGGGTTTTATAACTGCAACCAAACCAGTACATAGTTATACAGCGGCTATCATGGAACAGCAAGGTATAATAAGAGATCCAGTGAGAGGTCCGATATCATCAAGCGCACAACGAGAAACTTCTAGTAGAGTGGGATGGGGAGTAAGCACACCCGGTAGACCTATATATGAAGGAGGTTTTGATGATGAAACAATTGCTGAAAATATAAAAAATAACCCAACAAACATTGATCAAAAATTACGAGTGATATCTAGACGCGGCGGACATTCTATTGTAATGGATGACGGTGATGTTATAGGTAGAGATCAGTTAGTCCGAATAAGAACAGCAAAAGGTCATCAAATACTTATGAGTGATGACGGACAAACATTAATGGTTCTACACTCCAACGGACAATCGTATATAGAATTAGGTAAAGAAGGTACAGTAGACATTTACTCTACAAATTCCATTAACTTAAGAACTCACGGTGATCTAAATTTACACGCTGACAATGACTTGAATATACACGCGGCTAAAAATTTAAATATTCATGCAGAAAACATGAATATAGCCACTGATAAATCATTAACACAATCTATAGGTATGAACTTAATAACTTCTGCTTTAGGAATGGTTACAACTAAAGTTTTAGGAGCAATGAGTCTTCAAGCTACCGGTATAGCTTCATTCTCAAGTACTGCATTAACTTTTATAAACGGAGGACTAATAAATTTAAACACAGGTAAATCTCCTATTATTCCTTTAGATGCAGCACCTACTCCTTTAATAGCGCACACTGATACTCTTTTTGATAATCAAAAGGGATTTACCGCAGCGCCTGGTAAGTTGATGAGTGTAACATCTAGGGCACCTGCTCACGCGCCATGGGCTCATGCAGGTCAAGGAGTAGACATAAAGGTTGATCTAAGTTCTTCTTCACAACTACCTCAGGGTCCTAGTTCAGCTTTATCTAATGTAGTACAAGCAGGACTTAGAACAGGTGCTGTGCCGGCAAGACTAGCAACTGCATTGTCCTCGCCTACTGCCGGAGCCATTAGCAAATCTTTAAACAGTTCAGCTACTACTGCACTAATAGGTGCTACTGCTCAGCAAGCAGCTTCAGGACCTCTATCTTCGGCTATACAACGAGGAGCATCCGTAGTAAATGTGGGTTCGTCAAGAATCGCTGCGATAGGAGCATTTGCACAAAGCCCGGCGCAACTAGCAAGTGCTGGTGTCTTGAAACCGGGATCAGATAGGCTAATTAATTCATTAGTAAGTTCAGGGGCTAATATTACGCAGGCTATGCCAAGTACATTGTTTACTGGTAACTCTGGTGCAGAGAATTTAAGTACCTATACTAGACAAATACAATCTCAAACTAACACGGTTGTTACAACACTGCGACAATCACAAACAGCGTTAACTAATACGGGTGTAATTACAGGAAGAGAAACATCAGGTCAAATAGCAGGAGTGGTTTTTTCAGGTGTTAACTCTGGTTTAAGTAACACAGTAACTACAGTAAGAACTGTAGTTAATAAAAATACTACTGATTCTTCTGTACTAAGAGACATAGGTTTAGCTACCGCATCTGTGACAGAAGCAACAAACACAATAGAAGGCTTCGGCGGAATTTCACAAGCAGTAAATGCGATGTCTATATCACCAAGTATTAGTGGCCCGATAGCAAGTAATACCGGTATTGTGGGCTCTACATTTTCTGCAATAAACTTGTCATTCCCTTCTTTCAGAGCTGGAGTAGCTACTAATTTAGGTACTTCGGTTAGTAGTCAGCAAATAGTTTCTGATTCACTTTCTAATGTAGTAGGGCAAGCTAGCGCAGATGTTATTAGTAAATTAAATCCCGTTAGTTCGTTAGGTGCTCAAGCATTACAGGGATTCACTGGCACTTCACTCTTGGAATCTACTAATATAGCTAGCGGGATAATCAATATGCCCGGTGGATTGAAATCAATTGCATCTTTTACTGATAAAGCATTACCAAATTTAACTAGCATTCCCGGATCTGGTCAAATATCGTCATTAGTCACTGGATCTTTTAGCTCTGCAATGAATAATTTACCTCTTCCAAAATTACCAGGTGACTTGAGCAGTTTAACTAGCGGATTATCAGGTGGACTAGGCGGTATAACCGGTAGCTTAACAGGCGGATTAGGAGGTATAACTAGTAGCTTAACAGGTGGACTAGGAGGTATAACTAGTAGCTTAACAGGTGGACTAGGAGGTATAACTAGTGGATTATCAGGTGGACTAGCAAAATCTCTTTCAGGATTGCCGATAGGATCTATTGCTGGTGCAATGTCTGCTATTTCTGCTGTAAAATCATTGTTTGGCGGCAAAGGAAAATCTAGAACATTATCAGTTGCAGTAAACACTACTAACAGAGAATCTATCAATCAGAAAACAGTTTCATTGTTAGGAGATCCAGGAATACCTAATCCAACTTTTACTGGAGAAGTTTCTAGACAGGCTGTACAAAGCTTAACTGATATAAGACGAGTGGACAGAGAAATAATTGATCTTAGAGAAAAGATACAGGGTGTAAATATACAAATATTAAGGGTAAAACAAACAGAGGGTATAGCTGTATTAACAGAAGAGCAAAATTCTCCAGCCGGCGATCCCGAAGTTAAACGTAAAAAAGATGAAGTACAAGCAAAACTTGATGCACTATTTGCTAAGAAAAGAGACTATCAAGCAAGAATAGACGCAATAAGTAACCAACAATAAAAGAATAAATACATCATGCCAACATACATCGGATTCAGTACAATAAATGCAGACAAACCAAAAACTACTAACGCTAGGCCCGGTAGTGATGCCGGCACCGGCGGTATAACTGATCCTATCGTATTTGGTAAAAAGTTTAGAATGGTGGATAGTCAACTAGTTATTCAAGACTTTATAAATGCACTTAATATACCCTTAGGACAAAAAGTAGGACAACCAGGATATGGAACTACTCTTTGGAGTTTTGTATTTGAGCCTAATAATTTTGATACGCAGCAGCAGTTAGAAACTGAAGTCAGAAGAGTTGCTAGTTTAGATCCAAGACTTCAACTTAACTATGTAAATATTTATCCTCGTGACAACGGTATACTAATAGAAGTAGAAATGGCAGTAACTCCATTCAATCAAGCATTAGTTTTAAATGTATTTTTTAATCAAGATACTAGTGTAGCCTCTAGAATTTAATAAATCATAAAACTCTCGGTTTTTCAAAATGATAAATATAGTATATATTAACCGAGACTTATTATGGCAACATCATCTAGACAAAGCGGACTTTTTGGAGTCAATGACTGGAAGCAGATTTACCAGACATTCAGAGAAGCGGATTTTAGAAGCTATGACTATGAAACTCTTAGAAAGAGTTTTATAGACTATTTGCAATTATATTATCCTGAAACTTTTAACGACTATATTGAAAGTTCAGAGTTTATTGCTCTGCTTGACGTTATGGCTTATATGGGTCAGGGTCTTGCTTTTAGAAACGACTTAAACTCTCGTGAAAACTTTATTGACACTGCTGAACGCAGAGACTCAGTAATCAAGTTAGCAAACTTAGTAAGCTATACTCCTAAAAGAAACTTAGCCGCTCAAGGTTATTTGAAAGTTACTAGTATCCAAACTACACAAAATCTTTTAGACATCAATGGTGTTAATTTAAATAATATACCTATACTTTGGAATGACCCAGCAAATCCAAATTGGTTAGAACAATTCAACACTATTATCAATGCTACTCTAGTTGATACTCAACGCATAGGTAGACCGGGTAATTCTACTGACATAGTGAATGTAACAACAAACGAATATTCAATAAAAATTCCTGATAATAGTTTGCCCATTGCTCCGTTTACTTCTTCAGTAGATGGACAGAACATGAGTTTTGAGTTAGTATCTGTAACTAGTTTAGGTGAAGATTATATATACGAAATTCCACCTGACCCTAGTAGTAGATTTAACATTTTATATCGTAATGACAAGTTGGGATACGGTAGTCCTGAAACTGGATTCTTTTTCTACTTCAAACAAGGGACACTACAAAACTTTGATTTTAATTTAGAACAACAAATATCAAATCAAACAGTAGATATAGGTAGTATTCAAGGTGTTAATAATACAGACACGTGGTTATATCAGTTAAACAATAACAATGGTGATAGAACACTTTGGAGAAAAGTTGACAACGTTTATGCAGACGCATACCTACAAACAGAGTTTTCTGACAAAAAAATATTTTCAGTAAATTCTAGATTTAACGATCAAGTTACTTATATTTTCGGTGATGGCGTATTTTCTGAAGTACCGGTAGGATTATTTAGAGCATATGTACGTTCTAGTAACGCTCAAACATATGTAATTGACCCGTCAGAAATGCAAGGCATTACGGTAGCGTTTACTTATGTGAATCGTCAAGGAAGAAATGAAACACTAACATTGGGATTAGAGTTACCACTTGCTGTATCTAACGCGCAAGTTAGAGAGCCTTTATCAGAAATTAAACAACGAGCACCTACTCGTTATTACACGCAAAACAGAATGGTAAACGGTGAAGACTACAACAACTTCCCTTATACTCTTTATAGTTCTATTATAAAAAGTAAAGCAATTAATCGTAGTTCAGTGGGTATTTCTAAAAACTTTGACTTATTAGACCCAACAGGAAAATATTCAAGTACTAATTCGTTTGGTTCAGATGGTGCTCTTTATCAAAACGATACTGACGGATTTTTAGAACTTACTATAGATAACATAAGTGATATTATTGCATTCTTTAATAATACACTTGCGTCTGTTCTTGCAGAAAATAAAGCTAATCAGTATTACATTCAGAATTATCCTAGATATACTATTACAAATACACAAGTAGCTCCTAACAACACTTGGGTATATTGGCAAACTAGTTCAGTAGATGCTTCTAGTGAATCAGGATATTTTTATAACATATCTGGTAGTAATAATACTCCCGCTTCGTTGGGAACCTTTACTACTA